CCTGTCGAATTACGCCAAAGAATTTCGCAACGCGGCATTCGTGGGCGACGCGCTGTGTCCCACGGTGCCCGTGGCCAGGCAGAGCTTTCCGTACGTGATCTGGAACCGCGACGATTTCCGCGTGCCCGGAACCACGTACCGCGCTCCGGGCGACGGCGCCGGCACGATCCGGCGCAGCTACTCGACCAGCAGCTATTTCTGCCGGTCGCATGCGCTCAAATCGAGCGTGCCGTTTGAGAGCGAAGCCTACGGCCTCGGCCTGGGCTTCTCCACGCGGCAGAAGACCACGCAGGATCTGTCGAACCGCATCCGGCTGGCGCGCGAGGCGGAGATCGCCGCGATCGCGCTGAGCCTCTCGAGCTTCCCGAACGGGACCTCGCTGAGCTCGACCTCGATGTGGGACTCCTATATCCAGAACCCCACCGACGACACCACGGCGAACGTAACTTCGCATCCGATCGTCGACGTGGAGACGGCCAAGGAGACGCTGCGCCAGGCGGCCGTGCTCGACGAGCAGATGATCCTGATCCTGTCGAGCCCGGTGGTCAAGGTGCTGGTGAATCACCCCGACATCATCGAGCGCTTCAAGTACACCAACACCACGGGCGTCATCGACCTGGAGAAGCTGAGCTCGGTCTTCGGCGTCAAGTGCGTGCGCGCCGGCGCGCTGCAGCTCTCGCAGAACAACACGCTGAGCTGGGTGTGGGGGAACCATGCTTTTCTGGGCTTCGCGCAGGCCAGCCCCGACATGAACGACGTGAGCTGCATGAAGACCTTCGTCTGGGCCGGCGGCAAAGGCCCCAACGGCGAAGACATGCCGGCGGCGCCGGGAACCGTCGACGGCTACGGCGTGCTGGAATGGCTCGATCCGGAGCTCGACAAGAAGACCTATTGGCAGTCTGTCGATTGGTACTACGACATCGAGGTGACTGCAACAGAGACCGGCTACCCGATCCTGAATGCCGTCACCGGCGACACGATGGAGACGATCGCAGCCGACGTCGAGGGCTAACGGAAGTACGAACCAGGTGGGGGCGCGCTTCGTCTGGGGCGCGCCCCTTTTCACAGAGCGATGAACGAAGGAGCGATCTGACATGGCGAAGCAAGCAGAGAACGCGCCGAAGACCTACGTGGTGCTCGGCAACCTCAAGCACGCGGGAAAGATCTACCGCAAGGGCAGCAAGGTGCAGCTCACCGACGCCGAGGCTGGGCCGCAACTGCGTTACAAGACCGTCGAGCCGGCGAAGTAGCGAGCGATGGCCTACGCGACCCAGGATGACCTGGTCCCGCTCCGCATGACGGAGAAGGACCTGACGGAGCTGACCGACGATCTCGGCACGAACGAAATCAACGCCGACATCGTCAACCTGGCTCTGAACGAGGCCTCCGGGATCGTTGACAGCTACTGCCGCGCGCGTTACGCCACGCCACTCGAGCCCGACGAAAACATCGTCTCGCTCACGCTGGATCTGACGGTCTACATCCTTTTCAAGAGGCGCCGCGAAACCAAGATCAGCGAGACGGTGCAGGCGGCCCGCGACGCGGCGATCGCGTTCCTGAAGGACGTTTCGACGGCAAAGGCTTCGCTCGACCAGCCGGCGGGCAACACGCCGCAGAGCTCCACGGCCGGCCCGCAGCACTCGCGCAAGGATCACGAGCTGGTCTTCCGCGAAGAGCACCTCGAGGGCTTCGTATAATGGCGGGGGAATTCGTCCAGGTCGACAGCGATCGCGCGCAGATTGCGCTGGGCAAGTTCCGTCTCTCGCTGGAGCAGAACGGCGAGCTGATGCAGCAGCTCGGCATGTCGCAGCTCCTCAGCGTGCGCCGCACCTTCCGCGAGCAGGGCTCGCCGGCGGGATCCTGGATGCCGCTCGCGCCCTCTACCATCAGGCGCAATCCGAAGCTCTATGGCGCCGGGCACAAGCTGCTGATCCTCAGCGGGCGCCTGCTGAATTCCATCAGGATTTACCAGGAGCGGCCGAGCCAGGTGCTGATCGGCACCAGCCTGGTCTATGCGGCCGTGCAGCAGTTCGGCTCGCGCGATCGCGGCTTCGGCGTCGGCCCGCGCACGCTTGAAGAAGAGAAGGCGACGGTGAATGTCGGCGAGCACAGCTACTTCCGCGTGTCGCACGAGCTGGGCGTGGGAAAGCTCGGCGGCCGGCGCCGGCGCATCCAGGGCCCGCGCAACGCGCGCCAGGTGCTGGTGAGCGCGCACACGCGGCACCAGAACATTCCGCCGCGGCCGTACCTGGTCTTCCGGCCCGAGGATCCTGAGCGGCTCGCCGGCATCGCAGGGCGCTACGTGGCGCAGGCGCGCAAGAACGCGGGACTGGAGGGCACGCCGTGAGTTCTCTGTTCCGCATCGACTGGGTCGAGGCTGCGCTGGTCGCGTTGCTGAAGTCGAAGCTCGCCGGCGCGTACGGCCAGAACGTGAGCGTGGACTCGCTGGGCGACAAGGACTTCGACGAGCAGGGACGCCTGGTGCTGCAGCCGCCCGCGGCTCGCGTGCGTTTTCTCGACGCGCCTTTTCAGAATCTGCGCGACAATCAGCGGCTCACCTACCAGGTGCCGATGAGTTTTGAGATTCTCTTTTTCCAGTCGAGCCTGCGCAGCCCGGCCGACGAGCGCAAGCAGACGCTGGTGCTTCTGGGCGCCGGCGCGGATGTGGTGACCGGCGCGCGCCTGGAGCTGAGCGACGGCAGCAAGTCGATGCCCGTCGCGATCAAGCGGGCATATCTCATCGACACGCTCGAAGGCCCGGTGGACCAGGCTTTCGCCGTGCAGATCGAAGTGGAGGGCATCGCGCAGTTCAGCGGCGCGAATGCAAATCCGAATTAAGGGTGCGGCCATGGCGTCATCTTCCGATTTTGTCGATGTGCAATTGAGCCCGGCGGGGGTGGCCGCCGCCGGCGCGAACGGGGCGTTGCGCTTCACCGCGGCCCACATGAGCTATGCGTTCAAGCCCGGCGATCGCGTGCGCGTGCTCACGAGCGAATGGTCAAGAGTTCTATCGCGCGAGACGCTGCAGGGCAAATTGATCTTCGAGCTGGCGCCGCCGGCGCCGGCTCCCACGAAGTCCACGAAAGGATAAGCCATGCCCGGACCGTATAACTTTGAGTCACAACCGAAATTTGCGCGCAACCTGGTGCTGAGCGCGAACACCCAGCTCGCGTGGAATACCGCCCTCGGCGACGCCGCGATGACCTACCGGCAGCGTTTTGACGGAGCCGCGATTCTGGAGCGCACCATCACCCGCCGCTCTGACATCGATTACGCGGGCCGGGGGACGGCCTTCGCGACCAATGGCCAGATCACCGCCTACGACACGAAATTCACCGGCCTGAAGCACGAACTGTCACCCTGGCTCGCCGGCTGGCTATGCTCGCTGCTGATGGGCAAGGAGACCGTCACGGGAACCGGCTCTCCTTATACGCACACGTTCACCTTTGACGAATCGACGCGCACCGCGCAAAAAACGACGCTTTACGTCGAGGACACAGCCGACGTGCACTACCTGGTCCCCGACATGGCCGTGGATGAGGTTACTTTCACGATCAAGGACATCGGCGCGGTGATGGCCGAGGCCTCCCTGGTCGGAACCGGGTACCAGACCACGCACACGCTGACCACGCTGCCCGCGGCTCCGACGGAGACTTATCTGCTGAACTCCGACGCCGCGCTGAACTTCGGGCCAGTGGGAAGCACGGCGCCGTTTATCGGGCGTCACATGGAGACCACGTTCAAGCTGCAGAATCAGCTCGTCGTGCACCGCGGACCTGGCTCGGGGCTCTATGGCGTGTTCGTGCGCAAGGGCAACCCTAAATTCTCGCTGACCACAACGTTTGCCGCGAAAAACGTCGACGACATCTACACGCTTTATGAGAACGACACGGCAAGCGACTACGAGCTGAGCATCAGTTCCGGCGCCGCCGCGCAGATGACGATCTCGATTCCGCAGCTGCACTTGAAAACCACCAAGCTCGGCCTGGACGGCGACATGATCGTGTGGCAGGTGGAGAACGACGAGTCAACGAACTATCAGGCTGCCGGCGTGCCGCCGGTGACGATCACCGTGACGAACAGCCTGGCGGCGTACCTCATCGGCGCCTAAAGTTTTCCTCCGCGGGGCGCGGCGTGCAACGATTCGCGCTCCGCTCTTTTTGATCTGGCATCGCTTCGCTGGATCGAGGCTCGCCCCGCTTCGCGGGCCTCAAGATGTAACAGGGTCCTTCACCCTGAGCTTAAGCAGATCCACAAATTTCGGGATCACTTCTAACTGAACCGAATGCTTGACCAGGAGAAGGACCATGGCATCTATCGAACTCACAGCGCCGCGCCTCATCAC